AAGATTGCCAATCTAGCGATTACTCCTGGCAAGCTGAGTAGTGGTGCCCCTACTTGGGATACTTCAACGAGGCTTGGCATAGGTGTTGGTACGCCTGTGGGAACCTTTGGAAGTGCTTCATTTGTAGGTGGTCTAATTGGAAACTTTGGTGGTAGCTACTTCTCTGCAGGTGCATACTATGATGACGTTGCGGTTGCTTGGAAGAACACAGTGTCATCTCAAGGTGGCTGGGCTGTTATAAGTGACAATGGTGTTTTCACTATAAGAACTGCAGCAAGTCCAGGAACAGCTGGAAGTACATACTCTAATTTTGCAGAACGTCTTCGCATTGGAGCCTCAGGCCAACTCGGTATTGCTGGAGCAAACTACGGTACCTCAGGTCAGGTACTGACTTCTCAAGGTAGTGCTGCGGCTCCTGCTTGGACTACTCCTGCTGCTGGTGGCTTCAGCAACATGCAAGTGTTTACATCAAACGGCACGTTCACCGTACCTGCTGGTGTGACTAAAGTTAAAGTCACTGTAGTTGGTGGTGGTGGTGGTGGCGGTGGAGCAAACTCAGGTAACTTTGCTGGCAGTGGTGGAGCAGGTGGAGGTGCAGCAATTAAAGTAGTTTCAGGGCTGACTCCTGCTAGCACTGTCTCAGTAACAGTAGGCACTGGTGGTGGTGGTAGTAACTATGGCTCAGGCTACGGTGGTGCAGGGAATACATCGAGTTTTGGTGCATTTTGTTCGGCAACTGGCGGTGCTGGTGGAAAAGGTGGCGATGGTACTGTTGTCGCAAGTTCTCTGGGTGGAATTGGTTCAGGCGGGGATTTAAACATTCGCGGAGGATGTGGCACTCAGTATATTTCATTCAGTCAAACTGGCACTGGTGGTTCTTCAATCTTTGGTGGTGGTGCACCCTCAAGTACTGCGGCGGGTAATGCTGGTGGGGCGTATGGTGGTGGTGCTGGTGGTGCTAGGGATAACAGAAATGGTGCATCAGGCGCGGCTGGCGTAGTTATTGTGGAGTATTAAAATATGAAAGCACTTATTTCACCTCAAGAAAACTTTAGAATCGCTCAAGTCTCACTTGAAGACTTTGAAGTAGCTGAACCCCTATTCTGGGTGGATTGTCCTGAAGACTGCCTAGCAGACCAATGGACATATGTAGACGGAGAGTTTCTCCCTCCTCCTCCACCTCCTGAAACAGAACTAATCCCTGAAGAGGTCTAATAGATGGCTGACTCACTAGAACGCATTGCCGTTCTTGAGTCGGAGGTCAGAGCAATGAAAGACCACCAAGACGAAATCTTAAAGTGTATGCAAGGCATACGTGATGAGATGACGAAGTACAAAGGATTCATTGGAGGCATAGCCTTCGTTGTGTCCTGTCTTGGTGTAGCCCTGACTGTATTCAAGGAATGGATCATTAAACATTTTCTAAGTTGAACATTATGAATAAAGCAGATGAGAAAGAACTAGCCGGCCTACATGGTCAGTTAGCAAAAGTTCTCAAGGATGCTATCACTGAAGGGGTTATTGTTCGAGACAAGGATGGTAACGCCCTGATGGGAGCAGATGGTGAGTATGAACGTGACCCAGCACCTGCAGCAATCTTGAACGTGGCTCGACAGTTTCTTAAAGACAATAAGATTGAAGCTGTGAACGCTGCAGGGTCTCCCCTTCACGATCTAGCAGATTTGCCTGTATTTGAGGACGATAACGTAATTCCGATGCGTCAATCGAAATAACGACGCACACAATCGACGTATAACGCACGATCACAGGTGGACTAAGGCTAACCCCTTAGCTCCACCTATTTTTTACTTTTAGGCTACCTAGCGTAGCTGACAGAGGATTTTATGGCTGACAACAGTACCGTACTATCAGATTTTAGGGTGTTCACATATGTTGTGTGGCGACACCTCGGTTTACCTGACCCAACTCCGGTACAGGTGGACATTTCCAATTACCTACAGAACGCTCCTAGACGAGCCGTCATCGAAGCATTTCGAGGGGTAGGAAAATCATGGCTGACTTCAGCCTTTGTATGTTGGGTTCTACTCAATGATCCCCAGAAGAAGATCCTAGTGGTCTCAGCTTCGAAGGAACGAGCTGATGCTTTCTCTACATTCGTGAAGAGATTGATCAACGAGATCCCTATTCTTCAACACCTCAAGCCTAAAGAAGGACAACGGGACTCCGTTATTGCCTTTGATGTAGGTGCAGCTACCCCTGACCACTCACCTTCAGTTAAGTCTGTGGGTATTACAGGTCAGATTACAGGTTCTCGTGCTGATGTGCTGATTGCTGACGACGTTGAAGTTCCCTCCAACTCTATGACACAGATGATGAGGGACAAACTCTCAGAGGCTGTGAAGGAGTTTGACGCTATTCTCAAGCCAGGTGGACGTATTATCTACCTAGGAACCCCTCAGACTGAGATGTCTCTGTACAACCAGCTCCCTGAGCGTGGCTATGAGGCTCGCATCTGGCCAGCACTTTTCCCTGAATTATCGCAAGTTGTGAAATATTCAGGCAAATTGGCTCCCTATGTAACCAAGGGACTAGAAGACAACGTTGAGAACGTAGGGAGATCTACAGATCCCAAGCGTTTCTCTGACGAAGATCTCATGGAACGTAGGGCTTCCTATGGTCGTGCAGGGTTTGCCCTCCAGTTCATGCTGGATACCACCCTTAGTGACGCTGATAGGTACCCCCTGAAGGTCTCAGACCTCGTGGTGATGAACCTGAACCCTACTATGGGTCATCTCAAGGTAGCCTGGGCTGCAGCTCCTGAAGTCTGCGTCAATGATCTACCCAATGTTGCCCTAACGGGAGACAGGTTCTACCGTCCTATGTGGCACTCTGACGAGATGTCTGAGTACACAGGCTCTGTGATGTCCATTGACCCCTCAGGTAGGGGTAAGGATGAGACTGGATACGCTGTGGTGAAAGCTCTAGCTGGCAATCTCTTTGTCACTGAGACTGGTGGTGTGACTGGTGGCTATGAACCTGAGACTCTAGAGGCTCTAGCCTATGCAGCCAAGAGGAACCAGGTGAAAGAGATTATCATCGAGGCCAACTTTGGTGACGGTATGTTCTCTCAACTCTTGAAGCCAGTCTTGGGTAGGATCTACCCCTGCACTGTCACTGAGGTGAAGCATAGCACTCAGAAGGAAGCCCGTATCATTGATACCCTTGAACCTGTGATGTCTAGCCATAGACTCATTGTGGATCAGAAAGTAATCCAGAAGGACTACGATACAGCTTCTGACATCAAGTATTCTCTCTTCTACCAGCTCACTCGTATCACTAGAGACAGAGGAGCATTGGTACATGACGATAGACTGGATGCTCTGGCTATCGCTGTGAACTACTGGGTTGAGACTATGGGCAGAGATAATAACAAGGCTGCTAAAGATATCCAGTCTCAAGCTATGGATAGAGAACTCAAGAAGTTCATGAATGGTATCTTTGGAGCTAAACCCAAGTCTAACAGCTGGTTTAATGGTAACGCTGGTACCGATAGATAAAACAACAGGATATCCCTTGGTTGCCCACTTGGAAGAGACAGCTCTTCTGGGGACGGCTCAGGGATATTCCCTGGGTTCTAGGCAATCAGGCACACAGTGCTCGACAATAAGACCTAGTAGCTATGAAACCTAAAGGTCAGATTGATCTAGGAACTCATGGTTCTCTTTCTGAATACAGATGTCTGACTTCAAGATATCTGTGTTTGGAAAGGGGACTAACTATAAGTTTCCTAGGTCAGATATAGGTAGAGACTCTAAGACACTATAGGTATACTTAAGGTTATCTTTAAGTTGTCTTTAGGTAGACTTAGGTGAACTGTTAGGTGTGATATCACCATTGTATTATCTACCCCTGTCTAGACTCATAGACAACCTATGCAAGCTGCTCAATGTATTAGCCTCAAGATAGACTTTAGGACTCCAGTCCTTCTCTATTGATCTGGCATTAAGTATCCCCTGCACCGTCAGGGCTTTTTAATGTTATCTCAAGGAGATCGTTATGTGGACTAAACCATCAGCAACTGAATTACGCTTTGGCTTTGAAGTTACAATGTACGTAATGAACAAGTAAGACGAATAGAATACCAGGAGCCTGACGAGGCTGTTAAACTCTGAACCTGTATAAATAACTCAGAGTGAGTACGCTGGCACTTTCACTAGGAGATCCAGCATCCACCAGACCACCTCATGACCATCCCCTGGTTATCTTGAGGTGTGTCTCTGGGGGTTTACAAAGTGGGCTAAATGTAAACTCTGGGGATCAAAATAATTTAG